TCACCACTACCGCGAATGGCATTGGACGATCTATGTCCGCCTTCGCTATAGGCAGCACACCCATGACAATGGGCGACGATTGTCTTGAATGGACGAACTTGTCCAAACAGGATTTGATCGACGCCTATGATGGTATTAGGCTCCCTGTGAGAGACGTGGAGGTTATGGAACCTGAATCATTTCTGTTTTGTTCCCACAGATTCTCTAAGACCGAGGACGGTGTTTGGGTAGCGTGGCTCGAAACTTGGGAGAGGATGCTCTATGAGAGCTCTTTCTCCAAGTTGAATGACACGTCCACCAACCTGAACTGGGAAGATGAGATCCTTGAGATGCCGCAATCAGCGGAACGTTCTCGGATCACTGAGTACCTTTCGGCTAGGCGAGAAATACTCGCCATGCGCGCGACCGTCCGTGTGCATGAAGAATAATTCAAAACCGAAGAAGGTTAATGGAGCACCTACCAAAAGCTCCATCAACAAGCCACGTCGCAAACGTTCCGCCAAGCGCACCATGGCCTCCCTCGCCGTTAGTAACAAATCGAGCTCCCAACCGGCTGCTCTTCGTTCTACTGGCAAAGAGACCATCGTTACTCATAAGGAAATCCTGAAGGAGAGCGTACTTAACAGTACAACTTTCTCCATCCTGGACACCTATGCAGTTCAGCCTGCTATCAGCGTGTACAACCGCGGCTCACCACTCGGTACCTGGTTGCCAGGAATCGCGGTGCAGTATGATAATTACGAGTTCACCTCGCTTAAGTTTCATTATTACACCAGCGCCTCCTCGCTTACTTCCGGTACCCTCATCATGTCCTATGACCCCAATCCCGATGGCTCAGCTCCAACCTCGTTCTCCAGCATGCGCAATGCAAGTAAGTGTGTGAACGGGGCTGTCAGAGAGAATCTCGTTTTGGACATATCTGACAAGGTTCGAGGCAGAAAACTATTGACCAGAACCGCGGGCGTTACAGCTCTCGGACTCTACGATGCCGGCAAGGTGTTTATCGCCGCCACTGGCGG